TAGGAACTCCAGGAGAAAATGGTCGCGGAGGTTACATGAGACAAGCTATGAATATTGACGGACAAGGACAGCCAGTAAACGCTATTAATGACTTCTCATTAATTAATGTGAGGTACTAATGGCTCGTTTTGTTACAGTACAAACAAACTTTACTACGGGTGAGATTGATCCTTTATTAAGAGCGCGTGTTGATTTAAAAGCATATGACAATGCTTTGTCAGAAGCTACAAATGTTATATGTCAACCACAGGGCGGCATCACAAGACGTAAGGGCTTGCGTTACATTAATTCTTTACCTTCAATATCTGATACCTTTGCAACAGGAACAGCACAGACTGGTGCAGCAAGTACAATTACATTAGCAGCAGCAGCAAGCGCATCTAATAGTTTTTATAGTTACATGTATGTCACAATAACTAGCGGCACTGGTTCTGGACAAACAAGACAAATCACATCATATGTTGGCGCTACTAAAGTAGCTACTGTATCAACTGCATGGACAACAACTCCAAATAACACATCTGTCTATAGAATATATAATTCAGCAGACCTTGGTGTTAGACTTGTTCCTTTTGAATTTTCAACATCTGATAGTTATATGTTGTGCTTTATGAATAACCAAATGTATATTTATAAAAGTGGAGCATTAATTACAAACATTAATGGCAGTGGCAATTCATATTTAGATACATCTGGAGTTAGTTTAACTGGAACCATTGTATCTAAAATGTGCTGGACTCAGTCAGCAGACACATTAATTGTTGTGCAAGAAGATTTGCCGCCAGTTAAAATTGTTCGTGGGGCTAATGATTCTTCATGGACAGCAACAGCAATTACATTTGATAGTTTTCCTAAATATCCATTTACTATTGCTTATAGCAATCCAGCTGGAACTATTACTCCATCTGCTATATCAGGAAAAATTACTATTACCGCATCTTCTGCCGTATTTTCTGCTGCAAGTGTTGGTCAATATATAAATGCATCCCCACAAGGTCGAGCTAAAATTGTTAGGTATACTAGCACTACATCGGTAGATGCTATTACAGACTTTCCTTTCTTTAACACAAGCGCAATTAATTCTGGTGATTGGGAATATGAATCTGGATATGAAGCTGTATGGTCAAGTACACGTGGATATCCAAGAACAGCAACTTTTCACGAAGGACGCTTATATTTTGGTGGATCTAGGGCTAGGCCGTCAACAATATGGGGTTCTAAAGTAGGAATATTTTTAGACTTTGAAGGAACAGAAGGTTTAGATGATGACTCTGTAGAAGCAACATTAGATACCAATACATTTAACGCTATTACAGACATGATCTCTGGACGAGATCTTCAAATCTTTACTACTGGTGGAGAGTTTTATGTACAACAATCTACCACAGATCCTATTACGCCAACTAACTTTTTTGTTAAAACTGTAAGCCGACATGGCAGTAAAGCTGGTGTACGCATCCAGCCACTAGAATCAGGCACATTATTTATTCAAAGACAAGGTAAAGCGCTTAATGAGTTTGCTTTCTCTGACACACAGCTTACCTACCTAACAAATAAGATATCCCTATTATCAGGACATTTATTAAACAATCCTAAAACAATGGCATTGCGTAAATCAGTTAATACTGATGAAAATGATTTGTTAATGGTAGTTAATTCTGATGATGGCACTATAGCAGCATATTCACTATTAAGATCTGAAAACATTATTGCAGCATCTAAATGGACAACTGTTGGATCTTTTGTAGATATTGGGGTAGATATCCAGACAATTTATAGTGTTGTTAAGCGTACGATTAGTGGTACGGATCAATACTATGTAGAGAGGCTTGATGATAATTTATTGACTGATAGCGCTGTTACTGGTGGAGTATCCTCTACAGCGTCAGTATCTCATTTAGTTGGAAAATCTGTTAATATATTACTTGACGATATTGTGCAAGCCAATCAAACAGTTCCAGGCGGTGGTACTGTTACATTTGCTAGAGCGTCTACTACTGATTATGAAGTTGGATTACCAATTAGCATTAGCGTTAAGACTATGCCAGCCGATATTAAATTACAGACTGGTACAAGATTAGGCTTTAAGAAACGTATTGTTGAAGTAAATGCTTTAGTATTAAAAACACAGAATTTAGTAATTAATGGCATTGAAGTTCCATTTAGATCATTTGATACAACAGGAACTTTAGATAAAGCTATACCAGAGTTTACTGGTACCAAAGTGCTTCATGGTATACTTGGATATAGTACAGATGCCAAATTAACTATTACACAAAGTGCGCCATTAAAGTTTACTTTGTTAGGTATGGAATACAAATTATCGGTACATCAGGGGACATAATATGGAATACGTAATGATAGCATCAACTGTATTTTCTGGCATATCTCAAATTCAACAAGGGGCTGCACAAAAATCTGCTTATCAATATCAAGCTAAAGTAGCTGAAGCTAGTGCATCACGCGAATCATTAAATTATGAAATTCGTGCTACTGAAACATTAAAAAAACTTAGATCTGCTAACTCAGCAAATGTTGCAAGAGGTTTTGCTGGTGGTGTATTGGGAACAGAAGGATCTTCACTTGCTATTAGAGATGTAAACGATAGAACAGCTGGTGTTGATTACATGCGTGATCTTGACAATGCAGCATTATCATTAACCATGGGTCAATCTCAAGCTAAACAACTTACTACTGCTGGAGATATTGCATATTCAAGTGGTGTTATGGGTGGTATTGGTACAATTGGCACTGGACTTTATAAATACAGTACAATTGGAAGCGCACCAACAGCAAAAACAGCATCTTATACTCCATCATTATTAGTGTCTAAACCAGCATAATGCCTACAAATCCAGTATATCAATCATCAGGAATCTTATATTCGGACATGCCGAAGGTTCAGCCATATGCGCTCAATGAATCTATTAAAGCATCTCAGTCATTATCAAGCTCATTAGATCGTATATCAGACTTTGCATTTAAAGGCGCTAAAGAGCAAGCTGAAAAAAAAGGATTGCAATGGGGCATTGATAATCCAGTATCAACAGAACAAATTGCAGAAGCTGTTAAGATGGGAATTAACCCTGGCACATTATTACCAGAATCTGGAACAACATTTGCTGATGCAGCTCGTAAAGTATTAGCAAAAACATCACGCGCAGACTTAGAATTAAAAGCAAGAAACGAAATTACAAACATTCGTCTACTATCTGAGATTGGATCGGATATAGATATGGATACTGCTGATGCTAAGTTAAGAGGCATTATAGATGGATATTCTAAAGTTATTGGTAACCTTGATCCAGAAGAAGGTGTTAGTGCAAGAGCATCTATATCATCATATGCTGTAGACGCTAGAAAACAAATTGGTGAACAACTTGTTAAGTTAAACCAAGTAGAAAATAAAGCTATTATTGATGAAGCACTATCTACATATTCTGATGATGCATTGCGTAAATTAGAATTAATGGATATTAAAGACCCTAAAAAATTTAGTGAAGAATTAACTCCAACTAGATTAGCACTTATTAATAAAGCTCGTCAAACTGGTCCAGAAAACTATAGCAAAACAATTGATTTGATTAGGGAAAAAGATAATAAAGTTATTAATACAGCTATTGCAAACCATATAGCTAAACAGCCAAACTTTGGACAAGCTATTCTTGATTTAGATGCTGGCATTGCTGGTGACTATACAGCATTCTTTAAATCTGAAAATAAAAACGATATTATAAAAATGGCTACTGATGCTGCATCTAGCAAGTTTACTGCTATGGAAAAACAAGATCAATTACAGAATAGAGTTAAAGAAGATAAATATAGAACTATAGTTAATGATTATGCTATTGGAAAAATTAATGGCCCTGAAGCATATAGTCAAATGAAAGCTAATGGCATTCACATTTCTAATGATGAATATAAGGCTCTTATTTATGGTCAAGATGAAACACCAGCTAATCTATCTAAGTTTAATGAAATGTATAACATGGTTGAAGTTGATGGATTAAGTGTTGGTGCAATTCAATCAGCAGCTAAAAATAGATTGATTACATATAAACAAGCAGCTCAATTAAATAAAAGATACTTTGATAGAACAGATGACGATAGGAAAGCATCAAAGATTATTCTTACTAATTTAAATATTGCAAGTGAAACTATGATACCAAGAGATAAGGTAGTTATTGCTGCTACTGCATATAGAAAATATGAAGCGGCTAAAGTTTACGCAAGAAGCAAAGGATTGCCATTTAGCGTATCAGAAGCTGCAACTCAAGCTACCGCAACATCTGTAGGTGAGTCTGAAACTCCAGAGTATAAAGAAGCTATAGCTGCTATTCAAGGACTACAAACTAAATATGGTGGTTTTACATATAGTGAAGAATCTAACTTTACTCCAGAAAAGGTTGATCCACAGTTTAGAAAACTATGGAGATCTAAAGTAGATCCAGATATAGCAGAAGCAGACCTTGGTTTATTTAAGAAATCATTAAGGAATATTAAGAAGCATAAAGATAATCTATCTTCTCAAGCTGGGATTTTAGAAACACCAACACCAATACTAGAGGCTAAGTAATATGGATTTGGACGAAAGATTTAAACAGTACAAATTGAATGCATATATCACGGATTATAATACTGATC